GTAAGTTTCGGAAAGTTTAGTGTAGTGTTAGATAAAGAGTCTGTACCCTACTTGAGTGGTTCTACTTTAGACTGGGTGCAAGAAGGCCTTAATGAGTTTTTTAAAATAATAAATCCAAAAGAAGAATCTTCTTGTGGTTGTGGTGTTTCAGTGCAATTTAAAACTGTATAAATAGTATTATGTATGAGTATAAAGTTAAAGTAGTAAAAGTTGTTGATGGTGATACAGTAGATGTAGATATCGATTTAGGTTTCGGTATGGTCTATAAAAAACAAAGAGTCCGAATGGTTGGAATCGATACGCCAGAATCTAGAACTAGAGACAAAGTAGAAAAACTATTTGGTAAAGCTTCTAAAAAACACTTAAAGAAATTACTAGAAGAATGTGAAACGATATCACTTGTATCACATGACAAAGGTAAGTTTGGAAGAATCTTAGGAACACTATATGCACATCATGTAGACGGACACCCTGTATTCGGAAACAAAGTAGATATCAATACTCAAATGATTAAAGATTGTCATGCAGTAGTTTACAGTGGAGAGAATAAAGACTTGGTAGAACAACAACATTTAGATAACAGAAAATTTGTTATGGACAATGGATATGTGACCCAAGAGGAGATAGATAAAGTATCATGATTATTAGTGCATTAGACTGTTTCTACATAATATCAATTGCAAGTATTTTTGGTTTTATTATTATGATGGAAATGCAAATCAAACAAATCAAAACTATGATGGAAGAACACATTAAGTTTGACTGCATAGAAGACCACAAAAAAGATTAAAAAACCCCTTTACAAATAAGACACTTTTGTGTATACTAGATAGTATATACATTTATGAGGAGTGTTTTATTATGTCATTTATAAAAGATTTAGTTAAATCCAGTGGAAACGAATACGCAGGTATTGTTTCTGATGGTGTGCAGGCTGGAGATGTTGATTCGTTCATTGATACGGGTTCACATATCTTTAATGCACTTCTTAGTGGTTCACTATATGGTGGACTTCCTTCAAACAAAATTACTGCAATCGCAGGAGAATCAGCAACAGGAAAAACTTTCTTTGCACTAGGAATGTGTAAACAATTCTTAGAAGATAATCCTGATTCTGCAGTACTGTATTTTGAATCCGAATCTGCAATCAGTAAGGAAATGATTGAGTCGAGAGGAATTGATTCTTCTAGATTTGTTATTATCCCAGTTGTGACCGTGCAGGAGTTCAGAACACAGGCAATCAGTATACTAGATAAGTATCTTGAAACTCCAAAAGACAAGAGACCACCTATGCTAATGTGTCTAGATTCACTCGGTATGTTATCAACTACCAAAGAAATCGAAGACACTGCAGATGGTAAAGAGACTAGAGACATGACTCGTGCCCAAGTTGTTAAGGGTGCATTCAGAGTTCTAACTCTTAAACTTGGTCGTGCAGGAGTTCCTATGATTGTCACAAACCACACATATGATGTGATTGGTTCTATGTTCCCTCAAAAAGAAATGGGTGGTGGAAGTGGATTGAAGTATGCAGCTTCATCTATCGTCTATCTCTCAAAGAAAAAAGAGAAGGAAGGAACCGAAGTAATTGGAAATATAATCCATTGTAAGAATGCAAAGAGTAGACTTACAGTTGAGAATAGAGTAGTTGATGTAAGACTATCCTATGACAAAGGATTAGATAGATATTACGGATTACTAGATATGGCACTTGCATTCGGTATCTTTAAGAAATCGTCTACAAGAGTGGAACTACCAAATGGTAAAACAGAATTTGGTAAGACAATCAACAACAATCCTACAAAATACTTTACTGAAGAAGTAATGGCACTATTAGAGGACAAGGCACAGGAATATTTCAAGTATGGCGAGACTAGAGACGACAATACTCAAGAATCTGATTCAGAGTAATTCTTTTTCACGAAAAGTGCTTCCCTTCATTAAGGAGGAGTATTTCAACGAAATAGACGAACAGACTGTATTTAAAGAAGTATATTCATACTTTGACAAATACAATAAATCCCCAACTGTAGAGGCACTTCTCATTAATCTAGACAATAGTACTACATTATCTGATAATATAGTGCAAGGGTCTAAGACAATTCTACAGAAAATGGGAACACCCGATGAAACTGCTGAAGAGTGGTTGGTAGACGAGACAGAGAAATGGTGTAAGGATAGAGCAATCTATATTGCAGTCATGGATTCTATCGAAGTGTTGGATGAAAAGTCTAAAAGGTCTAAAGGTGAGATACCCGAACTATTGAAAGATGCACTTTCCGTGTCCTTTGACACAAATATTGGACATGACCAAATTGAAGATTCAGACGCAAGGTTTGAATTCTATCATACGGAAGAAGAGAAGATTCCGTTTGACTTAGAATACTTCAACAAGATTACCAAAGGTGGTTTACCTAACAAGACTCTAAACATTTGTCTTGCAGGAACTGGTGTTGGTAAGTCACTGTTCATGTGTCATATGGCTGGTGCAGGACTTCTGATGAACAAGAATGTTCTATACATTACAATGGAAATGTCAGAAGAAAGAATCGCAGAGAGGATAGATGCAAACACATTGAATGTTCCTATGAAAGATTTACCCGACTTATCTAAGAAACTCTTTGATAAAAAGATTGACAAGATTGCACAAAAGACTAAGGGTAAACTTATAATCAAAGAATATCCTACTGCATCTGCACATGTCGGTCATTTCAGACACTTACTACAAGAGTTGGAAATGAAGAAAGATTTTAAACCCGATATGATATTCATAGACTATCTAAACATATGTGCAAGTGCAAGAGTGAAACCAGGCGCTGGTGCAAACTCTTATACACTTATAAAATCTATTGCAGAAGAACTTAGAGGACTTGCAGTGGAGTTTGATGTACCTATTATGAGTGCAACTCAAACGACACGTAGTGGATATGGTTCAACAGATGTAGAACTTACGGATACTTCAGAGTCCTTTGGATTACCTGCAACTGCAGACTTTATGTTTGCATTGATATCTTCAGAAGAACTAGAAGAGTTAGACCAAATGGTAGTGAAACAGTTAAAGAATAGATACAATGACCCAACCGTATTCAAAAGGTTTGTCATAGGTGTCGACAGAAGTCGTATGAAACTCTATGATTGTGAACAAGAAGCACAAGAAGAGTTGTATGAAAACACTGGTATTGATGATTCAATCCCTGTACATGACCGTGGAGGCAACACTAAATACAACGACTTCAAAATATAATGAACAAGAAGACTTTACAACCTATCGAAGTGATTAATAAGATTCAAGAAAAAATAGAGCTCAAAAAGAAACTTAGAGATAACAAAGAAGATAAGAAGGTCAAAAAAGAATTAGTCAAGATTGATAAACAGTTAAAGAACAGTACACTCTCTAAGATATGAAAGTCTTAATACTTGGTTCGGGTCGTTGTGGGACTTCTAGACTAGGTTGGTGTTTAAAGGAACATTATAATATCCCATTTATTTCTGAACCATTCAACTGGGATTATCAAGAAACTTCTAGACAAATAGGAGAGTATGTTGTACCCGACAATCATGTAATTAAATGTATACCATGTTATCAACAATACATTGACCCCGAACTAAAAACACTTACACACGAAGAGGACGCAAAGGAACGAACATTTTGGTTTATGGACTTAAGTTTAAAGTTTGATAAAGTAATCTTAATGACTAGAAGGGATTTATCACAAAGATTATTGTCAGTTTTACATGCACATAAACATGGAACATGGTGGGATAAATATACCTTTAAACCAATATCAATTACAGAAGACGACAAACCTCTTATAGATGATTTTCTATATACAGAAAAGGTAATTAATACTATATCCCAACAACTTGCAATACCCATGACCTACATGGAAGACTTATATACTAAAGATATAGAAAAATCTAAGGAAACATGGTTATCCTTTACACAAAACTTTGAATATAAAGGAGACAACTTTATGGAAATATATGAAAAATTCTTCTCTCCAATGCATAAACAAAGAACTTAAACTTATAAATAAACATATAATACGGAGAAATTATGCCTTATACAACAGCTCAAATCGCAACTCAACAAGATGTTGTTGATACATTAAAAGAAGATATTAACTGGAAAAAAGATGTGTCCTATAATTTTATTGGAGCAGGCGACCCTGCACATGTATGGAATGGAACAAGAACTGAATTTTGGGCAGATTGGAGAACTAATAACCCAAATGCAACTTGGAGTGGTTTAACATATGACGCAGATACAAATTCAATGATTGGAACACTTAACGAAGAATATGATGATGGTGGAACAACAATGATACCTGATGTTAATTATAATTTTTGGAAGTGGGAAATGACAAATGCTGAAGGTTATGAAGTTGATACTTCAGGAAACTGGGCAACTTGGATATCAAACAAAGAGTCTGAACTTGCAACAGAACAGTCCACACTTACAACTATGCAGAACGACCCTGCATAAAGATTACCGTTTAAATTTACCTAAATAGTAGACAGGAACAGATTTTTCTGTTATAATACTACTATGGGCGCAAAGAATTTACATTTAGAACACTTAGAAGACGAGATTATCAATCAAGGTATTGATGGTGGTCGTGGTGCGATAAACTTCTTACGAGGTCTTAGAGACATGATGAAGGGCAATTCAAGTTCTTCTGTAAACATGACTGTAAAGTGGGACGGAGCTCCTGCAATCTTTTGTGGTCAACACCCTGAAACTAATCAATTCTTTGTTGCAAAGAAATCACTCTTTAATAAAGAACCCAAGTTCTACACAACAGAACAAGAAATCAAAGACGATTCAAGTCTTTCAGGTCAATTACAGGAAAAGTTCTTAACTTCATTTCAGTGTTTATCTAAACTATCTTGGAATACAATCATGCAAGGTGATTTAATGTATACTGATGATAAAACAGATAAAACTATAGATGGCAAAGAGTATATAACTTTCCAACCAAACACTATTTTATATGCTGTGGATAAAGATTCTGAATTAGGTAAGACAATCGATAGTTCTAAAATGGGTATTGTATTTCATACTACTTACACTGGTGGAACAATAGAAGATTTGTCTGCAAGTTTTGGTGCAAAGATATCTAATCTTGGAAGTAGTAAAGATGTTTGGATAGATGATGCATCATATAAAGATGTGTCGGGTAATTCAACACTTACTGCAAAAGAAACACTTAAACTTACACAAGAATTATCTCTAGTCGGTAAAGCATTTCATGGAATTAAAAAATCAGACTTAGTTAAGTTTCAAAAAATACAGGAGACTATCGCAAAGAAAGGTGCAGGTGCAACTTACAAAACATATTGCAATACACTTATAAGAGGCGGCTCATACAAACCAACATACAATGGATACATGAAACATTTTGAAAATTACTGGAGAGATAAGGTAGTTGCAAAAGTTAAAATGGAAAAAACAAAACAAATTAAAACAGAGATTGGAGAACAACTTTACAATGAACTTCGTAGTTTAAATAAGTTCATTACCAATCTTACTAAGTTTATGGAACACTTAGTAATTGCAAAACAGTTAATTATTGAAGGACTAAATAGAGTAAAGAATATAGGAACCTTTAAGAAAACATCAACAGGATTTGAAGTTGTAAATCCCGAGGGATATGTTGCAATTGATAAATCAGGAAGTGCAGTCAAACTTGTAGATAGAATGGAGTTTGCATTCAATAACTTTACTGCACAAAAAAACTGGGACAAGTAATGAAAAAGACATTCGGAAAATTTCTAACAGAGGCAAAAGATAAAGGTGCAGTGTTTACCTTTGGTCGTTTCAATCCACCCACAACAGGTCATGGAAAGTTAGTAGATAAACTCAAAAAAGAAGCAAAAGGATATGAAGTTCTTTTGTTCTCTTCTCATTCAAATGATAAGTTAAAGAATCCCCTTTCACATAAAGATAAAATAAAATACCTAAGAAAGTTTTTTGGTCGTATTGTGGTAGACGCAGACGCAAGAACTGTATTCGATATTGCAAACGAATTACAACACAAAGGGTATAATAAAGTAAGAATGGTTGTGGGTTCAGACCGAGTTAAAGAGTTTGAGATACTATTAAACAAATATAATGGAGTCAAAGCACGACATGGATACTATAAGTTTGAAAGTATAGAAGTAATCTCTGCAGGAGAAAGAGACCCCGAGGCAGATGATGTCAGTGGAATGTCTGCAAGTAAAATGAGAGCATATGCAGAGAAAGGTGATTTTGATAACTTTAAACTAGGAGTCCCTAGTAGAAAAAATAAAGATAAAGAACAATTATATAAAGATATTCGTAAAGGAATGGGTATTGCAGAAGGTACACTACCTGCATATATGTATGAAGACTTAATTACAGAAGGAGTCTATGACCCAGGCACATTCAAAGCAGTTTTCTTTTCAGGTGGGCCAGGAAGTGGTAAGTCAACAGTAGTTGATGCACTTTCACTAAGGTCACTTGGTCTTAAACTAGTCAATACAGATAAAGCATTTGAACTCGGTCTAAAGAAGGCAGGAATGACACTTGACTTAAGAGGTGCAGACTTTGATAAAGTAGACCCAATCCGTGCAAAAGCAAAGAAAGTGACTGCAAGAGGTATGGATATGTATATTGATGGTAGACTTGGGTTAATATTTGACACTACCAGTGCAAACTTAAGTAAAGTCAAACAATACAAAGAGATGTTAGATAAGATTGGATACGAATCTAAGATGATACATGTTAGTACATCACTTGAATTTGCACAAAAGAGAAATGCAGAGAGACCAAGGAAATTACCACCCGAAATAGTCGAGAAAGACTGGAAAACCTCAACTAAAAACATGATAGCACTGCAGAGAATATTCAAAGGTGACTTCTTGTCAGTATCAAATAATGACGATTTAAAATCACTACAAGATAAAGCAAACAAACTCTATTCAAAACTCATGACATGGACTACTTCATTCCCAAGTAATAAACCTGCATTGAAGTGGAGAGAAACAGAACTACAGTCTAAAAAGACATAAATAGTATTATGGATATGTTAAACACATTACTAGAAAAAAAGAAAGTCGCACAAGATAAAGATATCAAAGACCGTGATGGTACTCAACCTAAGAAGTATTTTGCAAAAGATGCTGACGGTGATGATATGGCAAAATCCACAAAAGACGCTCGTGCAAGACACTTCGAAAAGGGTAGAAAGTCTGCAGATGATGATGATTCTGCATATGAACCTGCACCAGGCGATAAGTCTGCAAAAACTAAACCCTCACAACACACTAAGAAGTATAAAAAAATGTTTGGAGAAGGTGAACAGGACGAGTGTTGGGACGGATACACGCAAAAAGGTATGAAAAAGAAAGGGGACAAAATGGTTCCTAATTGTGTTCCCGAATCAGTAGAAGAGGGTAAACTAGTTTCTAGTATTAGAGATGTTATTGATGCTATTTTTAAAAAACTTAAACAAAAATTAGAATCGGAATATCAAAAAAACCCTGAAAAAGGTCTTGGTATGATTAACACCGTAGGGTCATTTATAGGTTATAAAGTGACTGATAAGAAACAAGAAAAAAATAAACTGTTCCTTAAGTTTGGTGATAACATACAAGAAGACTCGGCTGTCGATGCTGCTCAATTAAAGGCAAAACATGCTGAACAGATGGAAAGACTCAAGGCAAACCATGAACAAGAGTTAGAAGCACTTAAAGATAGACACGAAAGAGAAACTTCTAGAATAGACCAACAGAAAGAGAAAGAGACTGCAGACAAACAAATTCAATCTAAAAGAGACGCAGATAGAAAATCTGCAGAAAAGAAAAAGGAATCTCAACAAGAAGAAAGAGATTATAAAAAAGAGTATGCAGACTACCATTCAAAACCTGAACAGGTTAAAAGAAGAACAAAAAGAAATGAGGCACGAAGAAGTCTAAAAGATAGAAAAGATATAAAAGGAAAGGACGTTCATCATAAGGATAACAATCCTATGAACAACGATAAGTCTAACCTATCAATCGTATCACAAAAATACAATAGGTCTGAACCAAGACTTAGAAAACTAAAAGAGAAGGGGTTATTACCAAATGGCAGGAAATAAACACGACAACGGTGTACATGAACAAGGTACAGACGAAACGAGAATGGCATACCAAGAAGATACGCCTGGTCAATCAGTAGAAAAGTATATCGAAGATAGAAATAAGGCATACCACGAAGAGGCCGTAGAAAAGAAAAAGAAACACTTTAGTCAAGTGTTCCAAAATCCACTAAAAGGGTTCCCTTACAATGAGGAGATTCAAGTAGACGAAATATCTGAAAATTATGTAGAAGAAGGTACTATGGCAATTGGTATTAAAGATAGAGACCCAAAAGAAAGAGCAAAAGCACAAGCACAACTGAAAGTAATGTTAAAGAAAATTGGTAATAAGAAAGTAGGTTCTAAAGAAGGTCAAGACTTTGATGATAAATTGGATTACGACATATTGTCAGATGATATATTGGCAGATGAATTTGCAAATCCAAAAAACAAAAATATGAAGGTCAAAGACTTGTTGAAGAAACATTCAAAAAGACTTAATGTTAATTTTGACGAATCAGTAGAAGAAAGATATGCAGATAGACTAAAAGACAAAACTAAGTCTCAACAGAAAGCACATCAAAAATCAATGATTAAAATTGCAAGAAAATCTATCAAAGACTACGAAAAAAGAAATAAGAAAGAAGAGATAGAAGAGAATGCAGATGCATCTCTTAAAAAGAAATCAGAAAAGAGTGGTATATCAGTTGGTATTTTAAAACAAGTATACAACCGTGGAGTCGCCGCATGGAAGACTGGACATAGACCAGGCACAACTCCTGAACAATGGGGACATGCACGTGTTAATTCTTTTATCACTAAAGGTAGTGGAACATGGGGTAAGGCAGATAAAGACCTTGCGAAAAAGGCTGGTGGGTAATGAAAACATTCAAAGAACTTGCAATTAACGAAACACTTGATACACTTCAAGAGACTAATACTAATCTATTAGACAATCCGTTTAGATTAGGTTCTATGATGTATTTTGAGGTAATCAAAGAGGCAAGAAAGAGATTAAACGAAGGTCGATACACACTTACAGAGGTCGACAAACAAATTTTAGAAACAGATTTAGGAGAGTTTGATGTTTGTGAGGGGAACCTAGTACCTCTCGATTGTCCAATGATAGCAGAGGAAGAAGAGAAACAACCCGAACTGAATAAACCTAAGGCAGGTGGCCCTAAGAAATACTACGTATATGTTAAAGACGGAGACAAAGTCAAGAAAGTATCATGGGGAGACACTACAGGTCTTAAAGTTAAATTAAATAACAAAGACGCAAGAAAGTCTTTTGCCGCTCGTCATAAATGTGACCAACAGAATGACAAAACAAAGGCAGGATACTGGGCATGTAGATTACCACACTATGCAAAACAACTCGGATTGAGTGGTGGTGGGTCGTTCTTTTGGTAGACTAAATATAAGGAGATAATTATGAGTCAAGTGATACACGAATACAGAAATGATAACAGGACTGCAACAGTCCGACTAACTTCAGAAGGTTTTGAAGTTGATTTAGCAAAAGACAACGTAATAATAGAAACTAGAAAGGTTCATAACCATAGTGAATCTTATGCAGAAGACGTTGCAGATAACTATGTGTTAGGAGTGTTTGATGCAGTTGAGAAAGACGGAAGTTTCTACGGTTATAATCAAAAAAACGATAACTTTTATCCTGGCCTAGATGACTAATCCGTATACAGAAAATATTCTAGAACAACATGGGACTGGTTTAAAGTTTGTGGTTAGAAGGTTTTCACATGATGTATCAGAAGAAGACTTAGTATGGCATAGAGACACTAAAAATAGAACCATACATATATTAGAAGGTTCAAAATGGGAGTTGCAGAAAGAAGATAAACTTCCAGTAGAATTAAAAGTAGGTGATGACCACTCTATACCTAAAATGGAGTATCATCGATTAATAAAAGGTGAAGGAGACCTCGTAATAAGGTTCCCGATTATATAAATAATAGTACTATGAGTTATAAATCAGAAAACTGGAAAGAATCATTAGAACAAGTTCGTTCTCATGTTCAATTAAAAGAAGGTTCAATAGAAAAATCTGCTGAACAAATAATTGACGAGGAGATAGAAGCAGAACTTAGACTCTTTGAAACAGAAATATTAGAAGAAGAAATTCTCTTAGAAGCATCTGCTGGTGCAATGATTGACAAGTTGTTCAATCTTAAGGGAGATAAAGATTCACAATATGGTGTTGCAAAGATGTTAAGTATGACTGGTGTCAAAGTAGTCCAGTCAATGCAGAAACAAAATCCACAAGGATTTTCAAAGTTGGTTGCTCAATTAGGTAAAGAGAAAAAGATTACACTACCTACCAACAATAAACTAATGGCAATGTTCAAAGATGCAGGTATTAAACCTGTAAAAGAAGAAGTTGAAGTTATAGAAGAAAAACTTTCAGTAGAAAAAACAATAGAAAAGTTGACAGAAAAGAATATGTTAGGTAGACTTGCTAAATCTATGGAACTTAATGAAAACAATAAAGAAAAGTTATTTAACTATTTCGACAAAGGGGAACTAAACCAATGATACATAACCTACCTAAAGACTTATTAGAAGCTTCAAAAACTTTACTTAAACAGGGTAAAGATTATGAAGACTTTTTTCAATCTGCACTTAAAAAATTTGGTGTGACTTCACCTGCAGAATTTAAATCAGACGAAGAGAAGAAAAAATTCTTTGACTATGTAGACAAAAACTACAAAGGTAAAACCGAAGAAGACGAATCAAAAAAAAAAGTTAACGAAGAACTGTTAGACGAAAACATTCAGAAAGTCGTCAAAATGTTTCCAAGAGATAACGATTGGAAAAAGTTAGTCACAAAATACAAAAGAGATATTGAGGCCATGCGAAAAAACAGTAAAGATTTACCTTCTAAAGTAGAAGATGAACTCCTAACATGGGGATTCGACAACGGTGAAGTCAAAAATGAAGATGATGCAGAAAACTTTATCGACAAAATATTAAATGCATAGGAGTTAAAATGAATTTATTCCAAGAACTAAAAGATATTGCAAGAAAAAATAGTATTGAAGAGATATCTCAGTCTGCAATGATTCAAAAGGCAATAGATATTGCAACCTCAATGGGTGGTAATATGACAGGTGCTGTTAAAAGAATCGAAAAAATCAAAAGAGGTTTATCAAAAAATAAGAATGTTGCAAATGCATTAAGATTAGCAAACGAGGAAACCGTATCAGAAAACTACAGAACAGCCGCAAGACATGGAATGGGAACTGAAGGTAAGAAAGAGGCAAGAGTAGGTTTAGAATTAGACTATTACGATAAAACTGGTACAAAGTACATGGGTAAAATCGTAAAGAAAGACTCAAAAGGTTATACAGTTAAAGATGACAAGACTGGTAAGATGCATACTTTTGTTTACCATGACAGAGTAAAGGCAAGAAAATTCTTACAGAAAGTTGGTGAGAATCTCGGTGAGGGTAAAGGTACTGATATATTTAAAAAGTATAACAAAATAATTGGTAGACTCTCTGATAAAGAACAAGACGAAATACTAAATGCACTGTACACTTTGAACACTCAATCAGGTGGAAAGACTAAAGAAGCACATGGTAAAGTTAAAGAACTTTTAAACTTAGATTACACACCTGAAGGTGATAACATACAAGAAAAAGTAGAGTATGCAGAATACAAATTCAAAAACAAAAGAGATGCTCAGAAAGCATTAGACTACTTTAAAAGTCAACAGTTAATAGACCTAAACATTAATGATGACGGATTAAGACAAGGTGAACTTGCAATTGATGCTGGTACAAAAGATATGACTAAGTACCACAAAGAAGTGTTAAAGAAATTCAAACCAAAAGTTCTAACAACAGAAATGGCATCTGCACAACAGGCCGCAATTGCAATCGCAAAGAAAAAGAAAAATGAATCTGTTATGAATGCATACAGAGAAATGTGGGAAGAGAATCTTAACGAAGAGATGATTACTTACAGAGTTAAGAAGATGCAAAAACCTGAAGAAGACAAATTCAAAAAGTCTGCAAAAATGATGGGTCTAAAGATTACTATGGACAAAGGTAGAGACGATACAGTAATCGTTATGAGTGGAACTAAGAAGAAACTTAGAGACTTTGATGCAGTTGCAAGAGGTAAATCATCATTCGGTGACCCTTCAACAATATCACATTTTGACGAGAAGTAATATGTCATACAAAAGTTTAGTACAAACAATCAAAGAACATAATTCAGGCAAAGACCTGCAAGAAATCAAACAACAAGAAGTTGATGCATTAAAGAAATTATCTAAAGACATGCAGGCAGTTCTAAAAGGTTATCAGAAGATTGTTGGAATGGGTGATAAAGAACTTAAGAATAAGAAGTACAACAAAGATTACGAAGCAGTCCTTAAATCAAGAGACGTTATCTTACAACTGATTGGTAAAGTAAATACTCAAAAGATTCTCAATAAAGAAGAGACAACAGTAGACTTAGACGAAGGTCTAATACCAATGTATAAGAAAACTAAGTTTGAAGGTAAAGAGTTCGACAGAAAGAAAGAAATTAAAAGCATTAAGACCATGATTAAGTCTATTCATAAAGTTGCAAAGATGCAAGATGACATGCAATACACTGCTGAAACAGGTGGTGGAACTTCAGGTGGAAACCCAAATAAAGTTTGGGAAAATCTAAGAGATGCAGAAAGAGCATTGTATGATTACATGGGTGGTGTCGAAAGAGGCAATTATGATGGTGTCATTGACATGGACAGAGACTAATGGAAAAAATGCTCACAGCAGATGCAAGATATAAAATCTTCAAAGAGAAATTGAAGAAACTTGGATATGTTAAAAAGTCTGCAATGGAAGTCAAAAAAATCATGGAGAAAATCGGTGATTTTGGAATGATGTCTGATGCAGGGAATAAGAAAGTTGCTCGTGCAGTATCACAATCTAAAGACGAAAAAGAACTTAGACAAAAATTAGAAAAAATCTCTAAGATGGCAAATGGTAAGTATTCAGAGGCAGGAGAAGATGAAGTCATTAGAACTGCTGTGGGTGCATTATCAGATAAGTCCACTGGTACACAATCATGGGCTGACAAGAACGTATTTGTACAATTAGGTCAGTTCAGAGACTTATCTAATGTCAAAGATGGAGAAGTATCGACCAATGACAATAAGAAAACTAAGGTCAAAAGGGACGATGCAGTTAAAGTTTATGACACTTTAATGAAAGTTAAGGCGCCTCTTAGGCATAAATACATACAGTTATTACAGAAAGACGCTAAGTCTTTCAAAAAGACTTTTGACGCAGTGTTAAAAGTTTCAAAATAGGAGAAAAAAATGGCACTTTGGGGAATTACAGACGGCGCAGAGTCTAAACCAAAATACCTAAAACAGGAAGATAAGAACAACACTGTTGCAAAAGCAGAAGGTTGGGTATTAAAGAAAACTGTTGGTTCAAGAAACTTAGAAGAAGTTCTTGTTGCAGTAGGTTCTGCTACTAACCTTGCAACTGCAATTGCAGAGGCAACAATCACTGGAGTATGGTTCAAGGCTGCATCATATGACCAAGGTGACACTGCAACTGTTGTTGTTAACTGGAATGAAAATGTAGATATCACTAACGGTGCAACATTAGTTGTCACTGGTTCAGTCACTGGTTCAATCACAGCAACTGCAGCTGCACAAACTAGTGTTAACAATGGTGAGTTCACATTTACAGTCCCATCTCAAGCAGAAGATTTATCAATCGGTGCTGGTTCTATAACAGGAACTATTGTTGATAATGGAACTTCTACTGTATCAGATAAGGCATTTGCCACTGGTGACAGATTAGGTGCTACTGGAACAGGTACATACGCAGACATTACTATTAGTTAATCATGGCTTGGGTCACGATAACTGGTTCGAATAACATATGGGAGTATGAAAATACTGCAACTAAATCAGATGCAGATACATACTCCGATTCGAATGGTACAGTTGCAAACGGTATTAGAACATTTACATCAATTGGTGGTAATACTGAAAGAGTCTACATTAAGTGTAGAAAAATTGGTGAAACAATAATTCGTGGAGAATTAAATAAAAATTTCTACGATAATCAATAGGAAAAATTATGAAATCATTTAAAAATTTTATAACAGAAGCACAAGGAATAGATTTAAGAACTTCAGAGAAAGTTCCTTATGATATTAATGACGCAGATGTTAAGAACAAAATTAATGCAATCTTAGGACACACTGCAGTATCAGAGTACTTAAATCCTATGTCTGCAGTTAAACAAATGGAAGCGAAACTATCTTTATTGGGATTAAATAGAACTAGTGTACCATCAGAAGACCCA